TCTTTGCGCTCTTTCCTTAATTGCGTTTCTAAACCCTGTACTTCGCTTACTGCTTTTTTGCCAGATTCTTTTTCAATTTGTTTAAACGCTTCTTCTTTGGTTTTCCTGATGTTGTAAAGAATCTTGTACTCGTTGATGGCGTCTATGTACATCATGTCGCCACGGCGTTGTACTTCCTGTTGCTTCTTGCGCCATGCCACTCTGGCCCGGGCCTCTTCGTCCAGAAAGGTATTGACCTCCTTGGCGGTCTCCTTGATGTCCCGCCCAGCCTTTAAGGCTTCCTTGATGCCACCCAAAGCCGCACGAGCGACTTCTGCGGGATTCCCCGGATCTGGCAATTGGCTCAAGATTCATTCCCCTGTCCCTAAATTAACCAAATCCAAGATAGCAGTAAAAATATGAAAGTCAATGCCCAGAGTTGCACTACTGCCCCCAAGTCCGTACACCAGCCCGAACCGATGCAGCCCATACGGCAACTGACTGTTTTGGCTTCCAAGGCTGGCCGCAGTTAGTACATACACCAGTGGCCTCTTCGGCCTCGCTCACAGGGTCTTGGCAATGGGCGCAGACAATCTCTGTATGGGAACTACAGACCTGAACACCGTCAATCTTTTGTGCTTCTTCAAAAATTTTCATGTTACTCCTTAGAAGTAAAAAATATTGCAACTACCAGCATCAAAATCTCCAGCACCGGCAGTTCTTAACTGAACTCTGTCAAGAGTTGCTGATAAATTTTTGTAACCAGTAGCCATATTTACACCACCCGCTAAAGCAACAGAATCACAAGCAAGAGTAGAGGTCATAGCCCAAGTATTTCCAGTTACATTAGTTAACGTAACTACACCACTGTATGAACGTGCATCAGTTGTAGAAGCCAAATTAATTCTAAAGAAAGAACTAAATATAATACTAGTGCCACCGTCCCCTACAGCGCCTACATACCCTGAAGTTTCAATCCCGCCTGAATCTCCAAGTTCAATAAAGAAATCCCCACCTGTTGTAGTTGTGCTTATAGACAAAATCATAATAGTAATTTGTTTTACTTTAGATGGGATACTACTAAACAAAAGTGTACTTGACCCACTAGCATTTTGCGAAGAATCTTGAGTGACAACACTTAAACTTGTTAAAGCAGTTGATGCCCATGTAGTTCCATTTGAAGTTAAAACATTACCGCTAGTGCTTGGGGCAACAAATTGAACCGCTGAGGTTGAATTACCAAGAATTACATTATTTAAAGTCAAAGAAGTTTGTCCAGTGCCACCTCGATCAACAGCAAGTGTTCCAGCGTTAGCAGTAGAAACATTAAGACCTGTGACACTAAGATTTACATTTCCAGAACCGTTAAAAGAAACGGCTGAAGCAGTCGCCCCACCAGAAATTTCAAAATTTCTAGACGTTTGAAGTACTGTAGCGTTAGAGGCCGTACCAGTTATATTTGCTGTAATTGTTCCAGCACTAAAGTTACCTGAAGCATCTCTGGCTACTATAGTTGAGGCCCCGTTAGAACTAGAGGCTGTGGTACGTGCGTTGGCTACAGTACCAGAAGAAATGTTAGACGCATTAATCGAAGTTAGAGCCGACCCGTTTGCTGTAATTATGTTGGCACTAAAGTTTCCACTTGCATCTCTGGCTACGATTGTTGAAGCGCCATTTACGTCTGTGGCCGTGGTCCGTGCGTTAGCAATTGTTCCACTAGAAATATTAGATGCGTTAAGTGATGTAATAGCGGAACCATTGGCAGTTATGATGTTTGCGCTAAAGTTACCTGAAGCATCTCTAGCAACAATAGTAGACGCACCATTTGCATCGGATGCAGTCGTGCGAGCGTTGGCTATTGTCCCGCTTGAAATGTTAGACGCATTTATAGAAGAAACATTTGCCCCGGATCCATTTAAAGCACCAATGAAATTAGTGGCTGAAACATTTCTTCCAGTAAAATCACCAGAGGCATCTCTAGCAACTATGGTTGAAGCACCATTAGAACTAGAAGCCGTAGTTCTTGCATTTGCTATTGTTCCTGTGTCAATTACAGAAGCGTTAATTCCTGTTACAGGAATTGAAATATTTGCGCTGCCGTTAAAAGAAGTGGCTGTACCGGTTACACCATCTTGAATTGCAATAGTTCGTGCTGTTTGAAGCACAGTGGCGTTAGCAGCAGTTCCGGTCAGGTTTGCTGTTATGGTATTCGCTGCAAAATTTCCAGAAGCATCCCTGGCAACAATAGTGCTGGCTCCGTTTGCTGAAGCCGCAGTGGTTCTTGCATTTGCAATTGTCCCACTAGAAATATTTGATGCGTTTAAGTTAGTAAGTCCTGACCCATCACCAGTATTAGATCCAGTGCCACCAGAAGCAATTGGGAGTGCTGATGCAAGAGTTAACGAACTAAGATGCGTAATGGCGTCAACAACGTTTGTGCCGTTATTAAACACATACATAGTTTTTCCGGCTGGGACTGCAATACCTGAACCAGTAGTATTCTTAACCGTAATGGCGTCGGCGCAGCCGTTATTGACGATATAAACCTTTTCGATCTGGCATCCTGACCCAAGGACAAGGTTCCGTGCTCCACCCGTAGTGCCAGTGCAGTTAAGCCGTAGATTTCTGGCCGACTGGGTGGCGTTGGTATTTGTCAGGGTAAGGGTCACATCACCACTGGCAAAAGTAACGTCTACCGATCCGGTAATGGCCTCTTCTAACGCTGTCCCAAGGTTGGTATTAGTTACGTTACCCCAGGTAGTGTTGTTTTCGCCAGTTGCCATTAACTGGATTTTTAAATTTGAGTAAGTACTTGCCATTTATTGCTCCTATGCCGCTATCGGCACCCAATTAGACGTTTGCGCCGTATCTATTAGACCCCACACAAGCGGCCTTGTAACCCGCCCAAAACCCACCACACCTGTCGGGTAAACGTTGGCCTTATTGATTGTGGTTACGGTGCCAACTTGTCCATTGGCCTGGACCCCAACCACGAATACATTGGCACCGGCCCTTGCAACCTCTTCTCCAAGGACCCCGGTTCCTTGAACCCCAGTGACTACTACCGTAGCCTTACTATTAATCTGAACCGTTCCGGTTTGACCTAATCCAACAACCCCGATTGGGAATACATTTGCTTTAGCATCCTCGTCAGTCTCGCCAATTTGACCAACTGCCTGAACACCGGCCAAAGTAACAGATGCGCCAGAACTGACGCCTACTGAGTTAAGAAGGCCAGAACCTATAACTCCTGTTGGGAATGCGTTAGCCTTAGCGTCTTCGTCAGTTTCACCAATTTGTCCAGAAGCCTGAACGCCGGTTACAAATACATTAGCCCCGGCGCTAATTGCAACCGTACCCGTTTCACCAACGCCTTCAACCCCAGTAGGAAATGCACGAACACCAATACTAAAGTTTACAGTGCCTGTTTCCCCAGTTCCTTCTACCCCGAAGACAGAAGCATTTGCAGCAGCCCTCGCAGTTACAAAACCTATTTCACCATACCCAGCAATACTGCTAACAGGAACATTTGCTTTACCAGTTAGTGTTACATTCCCTGTTTCTCCAGTTCCTTCAACACCGGTTACAGAAATTTTATTTTCTGTTTTATACGTTGGCTGTCCAAGTACGCTATCACCTTGCACACCGGTTACGACTACTTCTGCCTTGGCATCGACATCTACAGTGCCAACTTCGACAGTAGCCTCAACCCCTACAACAGGGACAAGTTTTTGTAAATAAACGTCTGCAGTTCCGGTCTGACCAGAAGCCTGAACTCCTGTCGGGAATACATTAGCAGCAGCCGTAATAGTTTCTTGACCGAGTTCTACATTATGTTGGAACCCAGCCGGAGTGACCTCAGATCCAGCACTGATTCCTACAGGGTCAAGTTCGGCGTCGGCCTCAACTCCAGTAAGAAAAACAAATGCTTTTCCGGTATTAACAACCGTTCCAACCTCACCTGTGCCTTCAACCCCAACAGGGTATACATTTGCTTTGTTTTCTACGTTTACTGTACCTACCTGACCATTGGCTTGTACGCCAGATAAAGTTACAGATACTACTGTTGCTACTACGCCAACAAAACCTTCCCCTTGTACCCCAGTTACACTGGCCTGTACGCTAACACTCCCCTCTGCAGAAAACGGGGCGGCTGAAAATGAGGCGGCGGAAAACATTCATCACTCCAAATAACAATACCAACCTGTAGCAACATATTTGTCGTGGCTATAAACAGGATTGCCACGATGCACATGAGTGAATGCGGCAGGCCATACTATTAAGGTACCGGCTTCTGGGTTGACTCTTAATTTTTGCCAAAGAAACTCAGTTTCTCCCTCCCCAGACGGAATGTCATTTAAATACACTATCCAAGTAAGCACTCTATCCATGTTAGTCCGACTATCACATTCTGTATGCCAAACATGATATCCGCCTCTTGGTGGAGTTCTTTGGATCTTTACAACTTCAGACCTAGCGCGAATTACTTTTAGAGTAAAAAATTCTTTTTCGTAAAGAGGCAAGCATTCATGCAACATTCGATTAACTAACTTTGCAGCATCAGGCAGACATTTTTCTGCAAAAACTGAAACGTCCTCTCGCCCTAGTTCTCTGTTAGAAAAATGAGTACTCCCATTAATATGAGGCGGATTAACAGCCAAATGATTTTCAAAGTCTGTAACTATTGCACTACAAACTTCTTTTGGAAGGGCTCCTTTATAGATGCCAATAAAATCTTTATGTTCAATTTCCATTATATAAACCAAGTTACAATTGCATATCGAGTGCCATTCTTTACCTCTAAAATTTCATGTGGGTAAAGAAAAGTGGATGGAAACATTATTGCGCTGCCCTTTTTCATTTTCACAGTCATCTTACGATCAAAAAAAGACCACTCTCCACCCTCGTAATTACTATTTAAAGAGAAAGAACAAGATACTGACCTTGGATTTTGTTTGTAAGAATCTACATGTTGTTTGTAAAACTGACCCTTTTTATACCTTAAAAGATCATAACCAGAATCCTGCTCAATCATAGAAAATGGAAATTTTTTATTGTATTCAATAATGGCTTTTCTAGCACAATCAAACAATTCGTCATCAATTTGTTTTCTTATAAACAAGTTTTTGTTGATTGTTTCTTGAGTTGATATAGAAATAATATTGACATTTCTAATACTGGTCTGAACGACACCTTTATTAACTTGAGCATCCATCCACTCAGGCGCAGGCTCATACTCTTTAATAATTGCGTCACATAAATTATGCGGAACAACGTCATCAAAAATAACGATGTAGTCTTCTAATTTATTCACTGTTGTCTCTTATCAAAAAAAGTAAAAGCCTTATTACCATTTGCGTTTACATAATGAAAAAATACTTGACCAAAATCACTTCCTTGATAAGGATCCCTCCAGTGTTCTGCTGCGCATCCAAGATACAAAACACCATCCCCAGGATTTAATTTGAGTGACACTGAAGTGTTATCTGGTTTTTTAATACAAAAAGGCCATTCAGCATCACCAAACAAATTTACAGAAACGCTTATTTCACAAGCATCTCGATCTGTATGTGATTGCAAAATTTCTTTATTTTTATAGATTCTTGCATAAGTATAAGTTGGTAAAAGTTCTTCACCAGAAAGTTCTGAAACTAATGGAACCTTCTTAACTAAAAATTTTACAAATGGTAAAAAGTTGTAAATAGCCGGAGAGTTTGGCGCTTGACTATCCGATGGTAAAGAAACACCAGATTTTTCTAATTCAATAAAAAGTTTGGAAAGTTCTTTAACCTCATCTTTTGTAATGAAGTTTGGAACATATCTAAAATTATTAGCAGAAAGTTCAGCATTCATTAAGACCACACCGACTCAGGTTTAACGGGCCATACAGGATTTAGTGTTGGATTGATTGCAATCGAACGAAGTGCAGAACGATAAGACCCCCATTCTGTTTTATTTGTTAAGTTCACATCTGACAACATAGACCAGTCAGATTCTAATAGTAATCCTTCCGCTTTCAATTTGTTAGCCGCAATAATTTGGTTGTTAGTTGGTGGTGCTGGAGTATTAATAATCGTCCAAACATTTAAACAAGCGCTTGCCCAATCTGGAAGAACAGTAATTTCTTCATTAGGAATATTTTCTAAAAACTCAATATTTCCATGATCTGAATACCACTGCAGTGCTTGAATATTTTTTGGGATATCACAAGAAGATAAGTCCAACCCAATTGAACATTGGTTATCTACATAAACAGCCCTATCACTTGGAATAATTGTTAATCTCATTTTTTACTCCGCACAAGTTTTACAGGAGTAGGTTTAACTTCTATCGTAGGTTTAATTTGATTTTGAACTTGCTTTGCGGTTTCAGCCAATAAACTTCTTGCTGCATCGTTGGCTTTGACCATTTCATTTCTAAAACTTTCAACAGCCGCACCAGTTTGTCTTTGCATTCCAGCATTTTCTATCAATAGCATTGGAAGCCAAGCAATTGCACAATGCCAATCTTCAACATGTTTACCAGAGTTCATGTCATACCCAACAACTTTAGTAAACCAAGTGCACTGAAGACCCACACAATCTTTTTTTATAAGAGGGCAAAAATTACTGTTTTTAATTTCCATAGTTAATTTTTAGTTGCTGTTATAACATCAAGATACTTAACGGCTAGATTAATTGAATTGCCTGTAAAGGTGCTAGAAGCGGGAGCACTAACTGTGTGGTTATGAGCAGGAGAAACGTGATTATGAGCAGTTCCAGTAAACGTACTTGTTGCAGGTGCACTAATCGGGTGTGTATGTGCTGGAGATGTGTGATTATGAGCCGCTCCAGTAAATGAACTTGATGCAGGTGCACTAATAGGGTGTGTATGTGCTGGCGAAACGTGATTGTGGGCCGTTCCAGTGAATGAACTTGATGCAGGAGTGCTAATCGGGTGTCCGTGAGCAGGAGAAACGTGATTATGAGCCGCTCCAGTAAATGAACTTGATGCAGGTGCACTAATAGGGTGTGTATGTGCTGGAGATGTGTGATTATGAGCCGCTCCAGTAAATGAACTTGATGCTGGAGCACTGACCGGGTGTGTATGTGCAGGCGAAGTGTGATTGTGATCCGTTCCAGTGAATGAACTTGATGCAGGTGCACTAATTGGGTGCGCGTGTGCTCCACCACCACCTGTTGCTCCAGTATTGTTTACTGGGGATGGGCCGTTGTTAGAGGGGGTATTAAGAAATCCACTACCTCCCGCTGGATTACCACCAAGAGTATGAGTATGTGATGGTATCTCGGATGTTGCAAGAGTTGTATTACCAACAGATGCAGAAACGCTAGTAGATACATTACCCCCAGCAGTTGCATTGTCTATAGTTACCGAGGTATTTCCAATTGATGCAGAAACGCTAGTAGATACACTGCCCCCAGCAGTTGCATTGTCTATAGTTACTGCGGTATTTCCAAGTGATGCAGAAACGCTAGTAGATACACTGCCCCCAGCAGTTGCATTGTCTATAGTTACTGAGGTAGTTCCAAGTGATGGAGTTACAGTGGTAGATACATTACCCCCAGCAGTTGCATTGTCTATAGTTACTGCGGTATTTCCAAGTGATGGAGTTACAGTGGTAGATACATTACCCCCAGCAGTTGCATTGTCTATAGTTACTGCGGTATTTCCAGCACTTGCAGTAACTGTAGTGGCAACTGTACCAGTTGCTGTTGTGTTATCAATTGTTGCGGAAGTATTTCCAGCACTTGCAGTAACTGTAGTGGCAACTGTACCGCTTGGAGTTTGTGACGCAAAAGCAGTTGTAAAATCAACTGTACCACCAGTACTTGCAGTGCCTGTTACAACACGAAGCGCATGATTATTGTAATTTGAAACATCTTTAGTCCAACCTGTAGGGGCCGTGTTTTGCGCAAAAATCAGTCGTGTTCCAGCAGGAAACGCTGGTTCTGCACCAAGATTTGTTAGCGCGGCTGTTGATGTATTTGCACCCGTACCGCCACTTATAACTGGCAAAGTTGCCGAATTAGGAACCTCAATAGTCGTACCGTTTACAACAACGGCCCTTCCGGCTGGGTAGACAACAAATACATCTTTGGACCCAGCAGAAAAGTTAACTAGGTTGCCGTTATTAGACGAAGCAAGAACAGTGTCACGAGAAAGAGTAGTACCAGAAGATGTGTAAATCCCAATACCAACTTCAAACTCAGATCCACCCGTGATCGTGTAATAAGTAGTGTTTCCATTACCAATTACAGAAAAACTAACAAAACCGGTGGCCGCCCCGTCAAGGGTAAACGTACCGGTCCCAGTAGTGGTGGATGTTTCTTTAACCCTGTCCTTAACTACGAAGGCCATGATTTAACCTTTATTAAACAATACGAATAATGGCATTAGAAGCATCGTTCGTTGGGAAGATGATGGTGAAGTCGCCGTCCGTAGACGTTTTATCAGCACCAAAGTCCAGAACGCAAACTGATGCGTTGGTAAGTGTAGTGTTAGCGTTGCTATTTGCTGACGGGGTGTTGTTATAAATCAAAGCGCCACGGGCTGTAATAGTTACGTTAACAAATGTCTCATCAGAAAAATCACAGAAGCCGGTACCAGTATTAGCGTTGGTGTTAGTCGCCGTTACACCCGTATTGGTCAAAGCCTGACCACCAGCCGTGTAGTTAGTACCAACTGACGACACTTCGTTTGAAGAAGTGTATGCCGTGGTATTGGCATCCAGCGAAGCCGAAGAAGTGTACAGCGCCAGTTTAAAAGTGTCTGCGCCGGTATCGGCTGACGGACGAAAATCATGTACCCCCAAAAGCAGTTCTGCTTTGAAGGAGGTGGTCATTGCTTGGGTAATTGCCATTTTAAGGCTCCTTATTCATCTAAAAGTTTAATAAACTCAGGATGTCCTGCTTTCCTGAACTTGTTTGCCAAGGTCGTATGGTGCGACTTAATGGCTTCCCGCATATAAAACACCAAAACGGATCGAATCTGATCCTTAAACGCTTCTGCCTGATCACGAATGGCTGGATGCGTCTGAGAACCAACATAAATAATTTTGTCGAGTGCCCGCTCTGCAACCTCTTCCGGCGTAAAGCCACGACCAGAAGTTGTAAGGACTTTAACATTGTTCCCCCCCAAAAGGAAGGCTACTTCTCCCATATTACTCATCTGACTGGCACCCTTGTTTGAAGTGTTCGATAGGTATCTTGACGGTTCTTACCTTCGCCAAGTTGTTTCAGCATAGCCAACGCTTCATTATATCGAGCAGTATAGGTGGCTTGAACATCTTGTTCACCTTTCATAAATGTATAGGCTTCCAACAAAGTGCCATAAAGCAATGCATAACTAGAGTTATCACCAAGCCAAGAACGGCCACTTGCAGCGGCGGTAATAGATATGGGATAGTAAAAATAATGCAACTCCATGTTGTAATCATCATCAGGAGTCGGGCCAAGAATTACCGTAGAAGTATCCCCAGGAACCACTGTAGGCCCTTTAAAAATTGCGTAATGTGTTGGGGGACCTATTTCACTTGGGCTGGGGAAAGATTCACGAATGTACTCAACATCTTTATTGAGCAAAAACTCTTGGCTACCATCATCATCAATACGGGCCAAAGAAAATACCGATAACCAATCATTGGGTAAAGATAAATACTTATTGCTGGTTGTACATTGGGCCGTCACGTTTTTACGAAATACAGGGAGTTGGACGCTGTTATAAATCCGCTCTTCAGCCTGCGTAATAAACGTGTCAATCTGAGACTTGCTCAGGAAGTCTACGTTCGCAGCAGCCGTATTGACGACTACCGTGTCAGGGAAGTCGTTTTCGCAGTACGCCTGGATTGTCTGAAACAGCGTTGCGTAGTTCATTTATCCCAACTTTGTGCTAGAGTTAGTACCCTTGACTGCCGCGCCAGTGCCCCGAGTCTTTACGGTCTGGGTGTTAGGAATGGCATTAGGGTAGCCGTTATAACCAAAAGTGGCTTCGTTGCCGGTTACGGCAACACCGGATTTAGCCACGGCACTTGAACCGGGTTTATCTTTTTGGGGTTTTACGTATTTATTAGTATCTTTAGCCATTATCGCCCCCGTCCAGAAGAACGCTGATTCATAACTTTAGCCATATTCCGACCATACTTGAGCATATCGGCATTGGTTTTGCCACCGGCTCTCATCTTTTTTACGCCGTGCATCTTTTTCTCATGAGCCTTGACTTCCGTCTTAGCCACCTTTTTCATAGCCTTCTTTTCCATCTTTTACTCCTATATGATTACAGGTTCTTCAACCTGTATGGTTACGGTTCCTACGGCGCTCGTTGCCACCAAAAAGTTCTGTTGGAAAGGCAACTTTAACGGGTTATAGAATCCTACCGGGTTCCACCCCCAAGCGACAATCCTGCTACCTTGAGTCGGCACGCCATAGCCAGCCTCAGTTGGGCCACCGTCCGGGTTTGTCTCCAAGCCATTAAGACCTGCCTGAAAGTACGTTGTATCTGGGCGTGGGTCTCTAACGGCCTGCGGGTCATAAACGGGGTACATACCCAGAGATAACTGCGGCTGATCAGGCTCCCAGCATGTATGACAAACCTTGATATCTACGTTCTTGGTCTTAATGACCAGACGCCTTAGATCTTTTAGTTTGAACCGGAATCCGCAGCGGTCACACTGCGAAATTGAAAACTTACCGGATGAGAACTTATTGCCCATTAGTAGCCACCACCTGTGACAAACATATTGCGAGGCACAAAACGAACCGAGGCTTTCTCACGGTCTTCACCGGCAGCCATCATCCACTGCTCTTCGTAGGCTGCCTTTAACATCTCAATACGAGGCGCACCTTCAGGAATCTTCATGGCTATGTAATAGGCCAGTCCAGCCACCATACAGGGCAGCAGACGGAAGGGGATGTCTTGGGTATTAATGCCGTTGCCAGCGTCCTGAATCCGGCGTAGACGCCAATAAACGAACGTATAGACAGGCCCTCCAACCGTACCCTGATCCGGGGCAGGCCACACATTGATATTTGGCAGTTCAGGGGCAGTGACTGTCGCCCCAGCCGTATGCGAGGCAGCCGTGGTTCCGTTTTGGCCTCTAATGCAATTTAGCAGTTGGGTCGAAGTCGTGTTGGTGTAGTTAATAGTCTCAGTATCAATAGTCACGTAACCCGTGGCAGGGAGCCCCACCGTTGAAGAAAGAGTTATGGTGGTCTCAGATGAAGTTAGATTGTTTGCTAGGGTTAACCCTGTCTTTCCTGTGGAGCCAGACTGCCGATCCACCCAGACCTGAATGGGTCTACCTTGTGTAATTTTGTTAGGGATTGTTGCGTAAGTGGAAACTGAGATCCGAGTGATATTAATGTCGGTCTGGGTAGACTGCACTCCGTTATTAGTCCGAACCACATGCTCAATCAAGTCAATGGTGTCTATCGGCAGGGGGTAGGTCACCTGACCCTGCACCAAAGGAATTTGGCCCTCTTCAATCGTCCAAAGATTAACACCCCGATTAGCCCACTCAATAGTCAGCAGGTTTAGGCTGCGGCGAGCCGTACGGACTTCGTAACCCGAGCGAACCTCAGAACCAGCACGCTCAAATGCCTCCTCAATGAGGTCATTGAGGTTGAGGTTAAATAGTTCGGTTCCGGTAGTTGTGCTCATTATTTTTTACCTATACCCCGCAGTTTTCTTAGCCACGTTTTTGGGTTGAGCCACGAACTGTTTTCCTGCGGCTTTTCCTGCTCGCTTTGCACGGGTTGTGGCGGCGTACTCTTGCGGCGAGAGCGCTTTGATGGCGGCGGAAGGGAGGTATCTTTCCCCTGTAGCCTTCGGTCCTTGCGTAGAAGGTTTGCCACTTTTAGTCCTCCACTTTTGAGCAGTCCAATCTTTCAAACTCTGCTGAGACTTCGCCAACCCACCGCCAGCCATTTTTTTCTTACGTCCAGCGCAATGTGCCCTCTCTGAAAAACCTTTTGGGTTATCACAGTCAACAGACTTTTTACGCTTATCCGACCACTTCACTTGTACCCACCGCCAGCCTTTTTATACTGCAAAGCCATCATCTGAGCCTTGCGAGCGCTCCATTGACCCGGAGCACCACCCTTACCGCCAGCCTTAATACGCTCAAAGATAGACTTCCGTAGTCCGGGCTTGGTGTAATTACCGGCCTCGTTTACACGAGACTCCCCGCCTGATTTATAAGATGCAGTTTTTGCAGCCTTGGCAAAGTCGCTTTTCTTAGGAGCGCCTTTTTCTCCAATGCTACGCATCTTTTCACCAGACCCCGCAGCGATACGTCTTTTCTTTGCTGCGATATTGGCATAAAGACCACCACCGGCAAACATTTCAACATCCTGCGGTTTATCTTTCCGCTTGATGGTTTTTGTTTTTGGCATCTTAGATGGGCTAACCGCTCCCATGCCCCGACTCGGTCTCATTTGTAGGCCCCACCAGATTTCATCATCTTGGCTTTTACACCGCCGCCAGCCTTCATCTTAGCCATGCCACCGCCATACAGCATCTTGCCTTTGGTTTTGCCTTTTGCAGCAATTCCGTCAGCCCGCTTAGATGCGCTGCCCATCGCGGGTTTTGCAGTTTTTACTGCACCCATTTTGGTTGTCACGCCACCGCCATTTTTCATTTTAGCCATGCCACCTTTTTGCATCTTGCCTTGACCATCAGCAGCAAAGGCTGGGACCATTTTTCCACCTTTTTCAACCATCGGCATTTTTGCCATTTCACTACTCCTTATACAAATTGTTAAAAGTCACCTCGGGGTCCATGTACGAATCGTCTTGCTCCGCACAATGAATCCA